TTACTGTTCAACCGTGGTGCTTGGCTGTATAACGCACGGGCTAGCATGGTATACTGATTAATCGCCCGCTTGCCCAGGTTCGACGCGGCTTCCGTAAAGTCCCCACCCATCATCAACGCTCTAAGGCCCAACGTCGCCGCGTTATCAGTGTCGTGTGCCTCCTGCATAATACCGAAGTCCACGCGCTGTTCCTTGCGTGCTCTCTCCAACGCTGCCATTAACGTTGGATTACTCAGCGGCTTGTCCAACGCGATGTTCACCAGGTCGTGCATCGCCTGGCCCCACAGCTTATACCCAAGCCCCAGCCTACCTGTGTCCTGGGTCAACTGTGGCATCAGCGTAATAATCGGGTGCGTAGCCGTTACCACCATCGACGACACGTTGAAGCCGAGATAATACGAGAACAATATCCGCTTCATCAGCGACATCTCGCCCTCTGGTGGATTGATTACGTTAGCGAAATGTTCACGCGCCTTTTTCAATGCCTCGCTGTTCGCCCGCAACTCCCGGTCATGCAGCGCCACAGCGAACTCCCCGGTCACCTGGCGTTTCGCCAGAGTAGTCGCAACCGCGTGCACATGCCACAGAAAGTCCCGTGCCAGGTTAATCGTCTCTCTACCTACACGTGACTTCTTCTCCGACATGAACCCTTCCGTCCCCTTCGACGTTATATCATTAAGCGTCGCTTCCATTGGGACATACGCAAACACCTTATCCAAGTCCGCCTGCGACAGGCCGGAGCCAAGCAACTTATGCTGCATCGCTGCGGTCTCAATCTCCTGTAACGTCCGCACGAAGTCAGGGTGCAGGGCCAATCGCTCATCACCCCTTAACGTCTTATCCCAAAAGTTGAACTTATCTCTCGCTACGCCCGACTTCGCCGACATTTTGTCTGCCCACTCGCTCGCCTCTTGCTTGGTGTCAAACGCCGCCAAGCCGGATTCCTCCCACGTGCCCTTCTTCTTCGGGTCGACATACGCCACATAATACCGGCCCCGTCGTTGCTCGGACACCCACCAGTCATTCCCTGCGTTGCGTTTCTCAAACTCACGTATTGGCTTGTGCTGTGCGAGCAACGCATCCGCCGCGGCTTGTATGCCCGGCACACCACTCATGCGTAATGCCATCACTTGCGCTGCGCCAGCCGCCGCAGTCGTCGGGTCATCTGACAATGCCGCCCACGTCGCATCGTTTAACTGCCGTGCCACCGACTTTGCATCCTCTACCAACATCGCCGGGTTGGCCGTGAGCAACTTCTGCGCTACGGGATGCTGTGCCGACTCTTTCAGCGACCTCACAATCATCGGGAACATGTCCTTCACCACTGCCCGCATGTTGTGCCGGAAGTTAATCGCCTGTGCGTGTGCCTCCGGCGACGTAATTCCTTGTGCTGTAAGTGCTCGACGCCACTCATCATCGCTATACGCCCGCCGTGCCGTCTGCTCCCGCAACACCACTGAGTTGAATGCTTCCGTCAGCTCAGGATGCGTTAACACATACTTCAACCCTGAGCCATCGACATTCAGCACATCCCGCTTGAGTAAACGTGTCGACACTAACATTGGCTTAAGTATCCTATCCGCGAAGTCGTTTGCCAGTGGCCGGAACGACCTCACCACCTCGAACGGCGCACGTAAGATCGGATACAACTGCCCCAGCTGTGCGGAAGCCATGAACTTCTTAAACAGCCACGGGATTTGTATACCATAATCCGCCTCAGTCTTTGGGTCATCCTTCAACCCAAGCCACGTAGCCGCGTGCTCAATAGCGGACTTGATGCCAGGTAAGCTAGACGGCGATGGTGACGGCGATGGTGCTCCCGGCACACCACGGTTTTTCAAGATCAACTTATAAATATCGCTTAGGGCATTCACCATCGGCCCCGTTGCATGTGCCCTGGCCGCAAGATACGCCGCAGGATCGCTTGCTTGCAACGTCACCATCTGTTTATACGCTGCGTCGATAACATCACGGCTTGCAAGCACATCCTTGATGTTCTTCCGTATCTCGCTCGCACGTTGCACAAACACGCCATCCTGCGCCAACTCTGGCCGGGTAGCCGCTATCCGTTCCGCTAAAATATCCGCCGTATCCAGCAAGGCTACATACAACCCTTGTAGGAAATCTTGTGTATGTTGATCCGCGAATGTGTAAATATCCTTAATATACACCCTTGACGGACTCGCCAGCCCAAGTGAAGCCATGCCAACTATGTCCGACATGAACTCATTCGGGTCTTGCTTTCCTACGTCAACACGGTGCTGAATCAAACGCTGTAACCTTGGGTCAGCGTTTCTAACCGCATTTGGAAATATGGAGTTAAACCACAACTTTAACAAAGCACCACGTTGCTCTGGCTCCATTGCAGCTGCGTGGGCATTCGCACGCCTTGCCGCAAGTACGAACTTTATGCTACTTGTCGCTATGTCATCCGCTTTCCGCGTAACCGCGTGCCACAACTCGTGACCGAGGGTGTGCACCAACTTAGCTGCCCAATGCGTCCGCGCGTAGTGTAACTGGTTCATACCAACAATGGCTCGTGTTGTACCTCCGACTTCGCGACTGTACAACTCGCCAGCTATGTCGGACTGAAGCAACGTCATTATTTTCGTGTTGCTTATATCCTTAAAGGCAAACGTGACTTTAGCCGCCACGTCTGCATAGAACCCTGCTGTGGCTTCATCCGACCCATACTTCAAGAACGTTTCACGGAACCACTCACGCGCACCGATGGCCAGCTCAAGGTTCGACACCGGCGCCTCTTTTAGGTTTGTTAGGTAATCATACGCAAACTGGACTCCTGCGTCTAGCTGCTGTTGCGTTGGCGCACCTGGGGTTGCGTTACCTGTAATCACATCCCAACCACGTGGCGCCGTGCTTGCCTCTGGTCCTGGCTCACGCACCGGCAACTCCGCATTCGGGTTCTTCTTGTTCAACCAATCCTCAAACATCGCGTTCATGCGTTCGGTAAGAGCCTCGATATACCGATTGCGAACGTTCTTCCAGTTGTTGTCGGCCTTCGTCTGTATCTGCTCTGGTGTATCGCCAGGCTTACCGGTCTCGATGCCCAGGCGCTGCAACGCTGCGAGCTTATTCTCCGGCTCGGTCACAGTCAAACCATCCCGAGTATACCGCAGTATCAACTCGCCAGACTTCATCAGCGACAGAAGCCCGTTGAACACCCCTTGTTGCTTCGCCAAGTCTTCTTTCGGCGTGACCTTGGCCTTACGTGCATACTCCTCAGCAGGAATCTTGTGTGGCGCCCACGTGCTTTCCACGTCTGCCTTAAGCGTCTTCCGCAACTCCCGGCCACCAAACGCGTTCCACTGTTCCAGCGTTAGCTCGCTGTTAAAGTTCTCCAAGAACCAATTCCGGGCCGCGTCGACCTTTGCGGCCTGTGCCGGGTCAGGGCTGACAAAGTCAGCGAGGCTATTCAAGTTAAGCTCATTCGGCATGTTCTCCAGCTCACCGCCGAACAGCTCCGTCTCATGCTTCGCCGCCAGGTCCGCTAGGTACACAGTCCGTGCCACCAACTGCCAGAATTCATTCGGTGCCTCCTCGACCCTCTGTTTGATATACCGCATTGCCGCCGCACGTTCGATAGATGGCCCAGTCTCACCCTCTTTCCTACTAGCGACCAGGTAGTCGTGCAAGGCATTCTGCCACCGTTCCGGCTTCTCCAGCTCCGCGGCACGCTGAAGGAGGCTGAAGTACATATCGTCGTCAATCAGCCCCACATCAGCCTTAGCGCCACGATACCTCACCTCGCCAGCGAGCACCTCGCCGAGTCCCGCCATCACTGCAGGGCCATGCGGTTGTGCCTCTAGCGCACGCAACTTCTCCATCGTGGCTACCTTGTCCGCCTCGCTAACTTTAGGCAGTTTCAACTGCTGTTCGGCGAGGACGTTCAACCCTTCAATGGCCTTTGTAAGCTGTGCCAGCCGATACATCGCCGCACGATACACCCGGTCCATCGCTTCTGCCGCCGGTAGCACATTCATCAACTCCTCAAGGTGCTTGAACGGCGAATACTCATCCGAGAGAAGCTTGGTGTACAACGGATGCCGTCCCACCGGCATATCCTTGGCTTTCTTCTTTAACGGATCATACCTCCGCTCGAAGACTGTTAACGCCTTGTCTAACGCCTTGATCAGCACGTCAGTCATCTCAGTGACCTTGTTCAAACGCACCGTAATAGGCAACTCAGCCACTGGGCCGGTTTGCTCCAGCGTCAACAACTCCGCATCAATATACGGTCGCACCTGTTGTAGCATTAGCTCCGCACCACCGACCGGCGCCGTGAGTGCATTCGCAGACTCCTCACGCCACTTGGGCGTCATTGCCGTCCGTAGCTCAGCCTCCGTGTGAATCTGCTCACCTGCCGGCTTACCCTGATTATACTGCGCCAGTATCCTCGTGACCTCCTTGTTATACGCTTCCCACTGTTTCCCGCTGGCTAGTTCCCGCTTACCTTGCAACTCAATCGCACGCTGGTGCAGTGCCTCTGGTGTTAACACCGGCTTCTCAAAGGTCGGCCACCGCATCTCGTCCTCGTTCGCAACACGAAATTTCTTTGTTGCCGTGTCAAGCACCATGTTCGTCGGGGATTCGCCAACGTACACCTGCGAGAATTGCGGGGTAACAGGCTTGATATGTACAGAATGCAGGTCATCAAGCAAGTACATCCCCACCCCAAACACGGGGTGGTCTATCACTTGCAACTTGTTCCCAGTAGCCGCAGCTGCGCGCTGTCGCAACGTGTCCGCCGTTATCTTCGGCTTTACAAACCCAGGTGTTTTCGCCTCGACTTCAGTAGCTGGCCCGAATCTCCCGTATTGATGTCTAAGCACTATATTCGTAGGCTCACCACCAACATATACCTGCGATAAAGTCGGGTTGATCTTGCGTGTGGTCGTTGCTTTTACATCCTTACGCAGAAACATCCCAAAGCCGAACACCTTGTGCCTCGGCTGTACAACCTGTTCGCCAGCTACCTTTGCCGCACGTTGGTGTAACAGCTCAAGTGTCACCTTCGGCGGCGTATAGCCAGCAACTGCGGCGTCTGCGGCGGTCGCTTCACGGTACTGTTGTGTCACCGTATCACGCACCAAGTTCGTTGGCTCTTGGCCAACGTACACCTGGGAGAAGTTCGGGTCGACCTTAATCTTCCGTAGGTCTTCTAAGCTATACTGCCCAGCTCCAAAAATCGGGTGGTCGGTGGTTATTGGCTTCTCACCGACAGCCGCGGTAGCTGCTGCGGCACTCTTGCGCGTCTTCTTGTCAAGAGCTTCCAGCCTCGCTGCCAGGTTCTTCAATGGCGTGCCGACATTATGCACTACCCAGGCATACGCGGCTTCCATAACGTTGGGCTGTTTCTCGACAACCGGAAATATGTCATCGGCCTTGAGTTTGCGCTCCATCTCAATGTCTGCCAACACCTTCCGCATTGCCTCCGGCACGGGCTTCTTCGCTACCGGCTCCGGTGCAGGCACAGGAGTCGCCGCCACAGCTGCCTTTACCCTCGCAATCCACTCAGCCAGATTCGCTGATGGCCGTGGGAATGTCTCCACGCTCCCGCCTGGCGCGTTGACCACGTCATGTCCTGCGATACGTGTCGTATAACCCGGACCGTATAGCGCATCACCGACAGCTGCTGACGGCTCCAGACTCCCTTCTGGCGGGTTGGTAGACGCCATCACGCCAGCCGGTTGGACACTCTCCACCTTCCCACTAAACATATTCAACGCAGCGTTGATCAGGTCCAAATCGCTGAACGGTATCTTTCCCACGACCTTCACCGTCCCGTCAGGCTGTCGCTCCAGAACCTTCTGTATCACCAACTCTTCCACCGTCGCCGTATCGAGCTTTGAGGCATCCAACGGCTCTTTAGCTCGCGACAGCGCCACGAGTGTCGCTGACTGTGCCTTCATCTTACCCAGTTCCGCTGTCAGCGTCGCCGCCTTGGCCTTGCCGGTTGCGATAATATCCTCAACCGTAGCCTCGACATCCACAATCTGCACCTTGTCTTGTGGTTTATTCACCACCGGCACACCCGGCGCAGCAGGCACCTTCGCTGGCTGGCTCTGAGAGACAAAGTTCCTTATTTCCTCCATTGCCTCACTGATGTCCCGCATCGCACGTGCCTCTACGTCCGACCGCGGCTGTAACCGCTTGCCCTGTGCATCCACGATCTTCGGTCCCCTCACAATACCAGGCAAATGCAACATGCTAAACGCCACCTGTGGCGCAATCAACTCCGCGAGATGCTGGTTGTTCATCTCATACGGTGCACCAGTCGTCAACAGTGACGTAGCCTCCTGTGCGAGGAACTGATTCGCAATGACACCCACGGCCTCACCACCCGCGCCAGCCAAACGCTCCAACTGGCCACCGAGTGGCACCACAAAAGGCTTAGCGTGTGGCACTGTCCGCCCGACTAACTGTTCGCCAGCTTTGCCGACCACGTCCAACGGCTTGTAGAGCTGTTGTATGCCCTTTGCAACAAGGCCACGCCCACCACGAGCAAATGCTGGGAATGCCGCACCGGCAACGCCTGACACCACACCCGCCGTAGGGCTTCCACTCTCTCCATATGCGTGCAGTGCCATGTCTCCCGCTGCCAGTCCAATGCCCACTGGCCCAAGTCCCATCAACGCCATCTCTGGCAACATGCGTGGTAGGCCTTCACCAACCCCACGGCCAATTTCCTCACCCATCGGGCCACCGATCTTCTCGCCAAGCCAGCCAAACGCCCGCCCAGCAGGCTCTTTCAGTGGCGCCAATTGCTTCTCTATCCACCAGTCAAGCTGGCGCAGCTTGTTATCCGTCAACCCCTGTGAGAATGCCTGTGTACCCAACTGCTTATTCGCCCACTGTGAGAACTGTGGCAGCGACTGCTGTGCGAAAAACGGCACTTTCTCGCTGAGGTCTTTGTGTAAATCCGATACCGTGCCGTATGGTAGGATTTCAGTCAAATCAGGCATAGGCTTGGTGGAGTTCTGTTAAAGAACCGGACCGCTCTGCGTTTTCAGTTGGCGAAGGAGAAGCTCTAACTGCGGCGGAAAGCCTGTACCGCTGTGGACGTCATCAAGTTGGTTAAGTCCAATGCCCTTTACGCCTTGGTATGAGCTTAGCTGCGGTGACAGCCCACCGGCAATCGCGCTGGTAACGCCCTCCATTGCTCTGTTCTTGATCAAGTCAAGTATCCCGACCTTTTGCTGCGGCTGCGTGCCACTCTGGCCTATATTCGCCTGTCGGAGTGGCCCACTGGTCGCTGCTGCTGAGCCGGCCTGTGCGGCGGACATCCCAGTGCCACCACTTGTCTTACCAAATACTGACTTTGCTGCTTGTCCGACAGAGCTTTCGGCAAACCCCTGACTCGCGGCTGACATTAACTGTTGCATATTAGCTTTGTTTGATTAGGTCGAGTATACCAGCCTTTGGCTGTGTGCTTGCGGCGTCAAGGCCACTATGGCCAAGGAAGCCACCGATTGCCTCACGTGGGTCTTGTTGTGGCATGAAGTTACTCTTGCCGACTGGACCTTGCCCAGGCATACCGGGAATGTGCGTCGGCTTGTTCGCCGCGTCCATTGCCGACGAGATCATTTCGGATATGACGACACCTGCTAGTGCTTGCATGTTAACGAACTGTTGGGTTGAATCCACGCCACCACTCTGGCCGTAAGCGTTTCCGACGCTCTTTCTCCAGGATGTCCAAGTCCTCTGGCCCGTAGATCGGACGTAGGTCCATGCCTTTGTATTGGTTCGACAACGTCAACGCGTCGATCACGTTGGTAGGCTGTGATGCAAGTGGTGGTGGCACCTGTGGTATCGTAGCCTGTGGTGGCGCCTCACGAGCCGGCTTACGTGGCCGCTGCGATGGTGCCGATGATGGCTGCCACGGCGCAGGCGCCACTGGATTGCGCGGTGGTGGTGGCGTCTGTGTGCTGAAAGCATTAGACAGTATCGGCTTGAGCAGCTGTTGCACAATCGAACTGCTAAACTGTCCCATCGGAGAAACCGCTGGTGGCGCCGAAATGCCGGACACAGTCGGTGGCTGTGGCCGCTCACTCTCAAGGCTGTAGTTCCGTGGAGCACCTTGTGGGGCACCACCCGGCGGTGCAACTCCCGGCGCACCACCTGGGCCACCTGCGCCACCGTGTCCGAAATACCTACCAACCGCATCGTTGAACGCCTTAAGCGCCTCTGGTGACGTCTCGTTCATCTCACCTGGCCCCTGACCCGGTGCGGCCTGTCCGCTCATGAGCGTCTGTACCGCCCTAGCAAGCATAGTTTGTGTGGCCTTATACGCAGGCGACATCATATCACTACCCATCGGTATCATTGCCCCAGCGACTTTCGCCAGCGTGTCAAACTGCTGGAGCCGTGTTGCTTCCTCGATGTGCTGCTGTTGCGCCTTGCCAGTCGCTGTGTCCTGAGTTATCTGCTTAATACGTGGCTGTCGTGTCTCACGTTCCGTGGTAGCTTTCTCCGTCGTTTCCCCAGTCTGTGCTTCGATCAGCCCGGACTCTTTGTTGAGCTTATTAACCTGACCTGGCGTCAACTCACTTAGATTGCGTGCCTGTGCTATATTCAAGCCCGCGGCTGCCAGCCGTGACAGAAACTCCCCTTGTTTCTCTATAGGCATAAACTCCATCGCCAGGCGCATTGTGTCCGACTGTGCGCCCAACAGTGCCTTATGGCTCTCGATAAGTGCATTAGTCGCATTTGCCTGTGCCTGACTTTGCGCCCCGGCACCACGTGCCTGTGCGCCACGGGCTTCACTTTCTGCCACCTCTGCACTCAACAACTGCCCAAAGCGTGACTTCGGCGCCACAATGCCCAACACGTCTCTCAACGACACCGGGATATGAACCCCGTACTGTCCCATTTGTAACCCACTCGGCCAACCACCATCCATAGCCATATTACCTCACAAGTTTTCCAAGTGCACTCCACGCATGAAGCCACATGTGACAATACGGTGCGAGCATTGCACTCATTTTGTCGGTTCTTTCCCCGTAGCACCAGTCCGCATACCGCAAGAACGGTCGGATTAGCACATTGTTTACGAACTTCCGCACTCGCTTCGACGCCCGCATGGCCGGCACAAGCCAATAAGCCATTGCTGTATACCCCTTCTCCCTTGCTGGGGTCCAGTACTCCACCCGCGCAAGCTCCATTGTCCACGGCAACGCGCCGTTTAGGGCTGTGTTGAAGATGAAGCAGCATGTAATACCACCCTGCCAGCCAGCCTGGTTGCCCTTGCCCACCATGTTTTCCGAGGACGACTCGTGCGTAGTGCCGCGGAGCATACTTGCGAGCTGCAACAGCTTCGCATTTATGTCCTTGGTTGTATCCACGCCTCTTGCCGCACCCAGGCCACGTTCTGCTACGCCACCAACAAGTTGTTGCAGGCCACCGGAGGCAGCTACGCCAGTCTGCGTACGTGCCTGCTCGATGCCAGCCATTGACTTTGCGGCATCCCCAACCAGCGAAGCGTCTTGCAGCCGTGCCTGGCGCACCTCTTGGCTGCGGTTACGTGCCAGCTGATCTGCCGTCACACCCTGCATAATCCCCGTCCTGGCATCGGCGCCACGGACTGCATCCGGCCCACTTGCTACCTGTGATAGGGCATCTGCCGCACGGAGGTTATACGCATTGGCGGTTGAGGTTTCATACGCAGTTGAAAATGGGTCCTGACTTGCGATGTTGGCCAGTGGCACTTTCCCCTGATAGTTACCTGGGTCGATATTTGCCCATGACTCCAACGTGGAGAAACCCGGCTGTGCCTGCGGAGTATCCTGCAACAAGCTGCTATACCTCGCGTTCTGCTGTGATGCCAACGCTGGGTTAATGCCCGACGAGGCAGCATTCTGGTCAATCAGCGAGGCGATGCCGTCTGGCACACCAAACGACTTTACCGATGCCCCACCACCCCGGCGGTCGAATGCCGTGTCTGTCTCTCCAGCCCCAAAGGCCACCACTCCCGCCGCATGTGGATACCGCTTTGCCGTCGCAGCCACCACACGAGCTGCCGTTGGTAAGAACTCTTGCCAGGTCTTCATAAGGTTTTGGTGAACACTACGCACGCCGGCGTGAAGCCGAGACGCCGCCGAAACAGCCGCATGGCCGCACCGTTGAGCCGGCGACTCTGTGCATGTAGCTCGACGTATCCCATACGCCTAGCCCACATTTCGTGATACGCCATTGCGGCGCGACTGATGTGCGGGTCTTTGTTGTTTGAATATGCAGCATAGATTAGTAACGTGCGTTTTTGCGGGAACTGGGTGTCGTCCTGGAGGACGGTGTAGCCTAACGGTTTTTGGTTCTTTGACTCGAAGATTAGCACCACGCCCCACTTTGGGCCGTTGTCAACCACCCGCATAAGGCGCTTGAGGTATTCGTCCCACGGCACGTCGCCTCGTGCGCCGGTGGGGTTACACAACACCTGCCAACCTTCGTGGATTAGGGCGGATTCGTCCAGCAACGCCTGCACCTCCAGCAGTGGCCGGATGAAATACAACTGTCGCTCAAACTCGAATGGAATGCGTAGACTATCTTGCGGCATCTGTGATCCTTACAATTTCCTCGAAGCCGGACCAAACGAAGTTCCGCACGGCGCCGACCGGGCTGAATTTGTATCGTATGACCTTACCAGCAACAGGCTGGAAAGTCAGGAACTTCGTGCCAAGCGTTTGGGTCCAGGTGCCGACCTTGACCCACGAGACGGTGGTGTCCACGCTCTCCCGAGCGGAGATGTAGACGTCGATTGACAGAGCAGAAAGTGCGGTGGCGTTGATAGTTAGGCCACTGATTTCCTTCACCACATGGGCGGATTCGTATAGCCTGTCGCCGGTCTCGATAACCATCGGCGACTGGGAGATCACGGTCAAATCCGTAGTGGCCGCCTCAGTGATTATCTTCCCATCACTTGTGCCATAGGCAAAAACAAGACTGTCGGCGGTGCGCTCAATAGCACCATTTATAGCCGTTTGCGCGGAGTTGGTTCCCACAAGGGCAGTCACTGGCGCAGCCCGCCGCTGCCACCGACAGAAAGCTGAGATGTTTTCCACCGAGCGAATGCTCCAGGTGGAGTTGCGGTAGTTATACGCTACGGCTTTGTCATACGCGCCGCTGGAGGCTACGGAGACATACACCCACACGACCTCGAAGTTCAGTCGGTCGACATACGCATAGGTCTTCTGTGCCAGGTCGCTATCGAGGTTTAAGTCGCTAAAGAAATACGACCGGATACCTTGGCCGATGGACTCCGGGCCTTGCCCTTTGTAGACATAGAAATCCGCGTGGTGGACATCGACCCACGCTACGGCGTCATCGAGAGCTGCGGTGGCGTGCAACAGGCCATTGCCGTAGTCACGGATGAGTGGAGCTACGTTCACCACCCGAGGCAGGCCGGTGTAGTTCATGGCGTAGATGCAACTGGAGGTGAAGATCAGTAAGGCTTCACGAACGCCTGTGAGTGTTCGCATCTTATACGGCTGGATGCCAGTAATGCCGGTGATCACATCATCAGGCCGTTGGTAGTCGGCACAGGTATACGAATCTGCCTCGTTGCCCACCCGCGGCAGCCAGTCAGCGTAGTCGTAGAGATTGCTCCACATCACCTTGTGGAGGTCGGTGATCCCGTTAAACGTCGGTGCGCCAACCACCACATGATCGTAGAACACCGCCACGTAACGCCCAGCAGGAATGTTCATGAGTGTCACGCTCAACTGCCCAAGTGGCCAGTCGTCAGTATTCGGCACGCTGGCCACGGTGTTTGTGGCTCGGACTACGATGTAGCCTGGCTTCACCTCGGTCACCTTCCCGGTAAGGGTGTAGCTCTCTGTCTTACTCACGAGCAGGTAATACCGTATTGTGGCTCCAACGGTGAAAAACCACTCATTCGCGGTGTGGTAGATACGATAATATGAGTCCGTCGTCCACGTGAATGGCGAACTAAGGTCACCTTGCGGCACTCCCCACTGATCTTGCCAGGCGTCTCGGGCTGTGATTGGCCCGGAACCGAGGAAGTCAAACGGATTCGGCTTTGACCAACAGACGCGGTGGTCGAACAGCTCCTTAGCCGCTGCGCCATTGGTGTATCTCACCCTGTCACTCGGGCGGGTGTAGAATAGAACGTCGTTATGCTTATGCGAGGACCACCGGGAGGTAGAGGTCAGGTAGCTCGTGATCTCCGTTGCGCCAGACAGCTTCACCTGCATCAACTCCTGCTTGGTCAGTGCGACCCAAATGCCATAGTCGGTATCGCCGCACGGCAGATTCGCCAGCACCTCCACCGGCGCACCAGAGATCGTAACCACGTTCTTCTTCACCGGCACCTGGCTCAAGCCAAGATACGTACGCACATTAAACAGCGACCTCCACTGTTCCGGCTTAAGGAGAAACGGTCTCGCGTCCGCATCCATGCCACCGAACATGTCGAAATGCGAGACGCGCTGCTTGCCGCGTGTGTCTTGGTCTATCACAAGGTAATAATGACAAGTTTACCGTTCGCCGACGCCGGGTCGGCAGTGTACCAAACAATCTTGAACTCTATCACAGCGTTGGCGCTCAACACAAATATCGCAAAGTCGCCCCAGGTCATTATGTAATCAGGATGTGACGCATTCGCGCGCTGGTTGTTGATGATCAAGCCCAACGCTTCACTGTGAATGTAATCAACCGAAAACCCGACCCCGGTATAAACGTTAGGAACCTCTGCCTTGATGGCACACACACCACCTTGCGGCAGTTCGACTGAAAGTTCATCTACGGGAATAACATACCGCCCCGTGCTTCCGCGGACGCGTGTCCACTTTGCGGTCCAGTCGTAATGGTTATAACCACCAGTACCGGTCACGTAGGTCTGGTCGCCAAATGAATTGATGGTGAACACACCAAGGGCACCAGCGCCGTCGAACCCTGGAAGTATGAGCTGTGGTGGTGTGGGCAACACGTCCAACGACGCCCCAGGGATTTGCGCGAGCACGTTATTCGCGGCATTTAGCATCACCACAGGAACCATCGGTTCGACCGTGCCAACCTTTAGCACCTTTGCGTCAAGCGTGCCATTGCCCATCTTACCTGCGATGGTGGTGTTGACAGTATCGCCGGACAACTTGTCGCTTGACAGGGTGTTATCGGACACCTTTGTGCCGGACACCGCTGTGACCTTTACGTCGGTCACGGCTCCGTCAGCGAGCTTGGCCGTAGTCACCGCCCCGGCTGCAATCTTGTCCGTAGTGACCGCATTCGTCGCTAGCTTGTCAGCTACGACTGCGCCATCAACAATCATCGGCGTGTCGACCGAATCCACCGCTGGTTGGAATGTCTGCGCAGCTAGCGCCGCAGACACCGCTGCCTGCTTCAACGTGCCGTCGTCATTATGGCTAACAGCCAAATACGTCCCGAGGAATTGTCGCACCTGGCGCTCCGCCGACGCGAGCAAATTAGCCGCCTCTGCGTCAGCGGGCGAGGTCGAGATGAGGTCACTAAGCAGCGTGATTGTTCCGTATGGCATACTAGTCTAAATCGGCATCTGCCGAGTTGCTGGTTACTAACGTGGAGTCCCAGACAACCACGCTATGCCAGGCGCTGTTGAGTACAGCCTCACTGATGTTGATGCGTTGGTCGTCTTTCAGGAAGAAGTTGAGTTGGTACGCACTCCGTAGCAGCATGAAGTTTTCACACCGCTGCAAGAGGAAGTCGGTGTCAGCGTCCGCGGAGTAGTCTGGCAGGAACTTGATGATGTCGAAGCGGACGGTAATCGGGTCCGAACCGCCAAGGGCGGACGTGTCCGCCGGGGTGAGGTACACGGTATTCCCCAGGCGTACGATGCGGAAGAACGGCACAAGCGATGGCTGTCGTTGGGTGACTGTGGCGAGGTTCGTCACAGTCTCATAATGCCGTTGCACCTGCTCGATGTGCTTGTCACGCATGATCACGTCGATTGGGAACCAACCGTTCGCGTTGTCCGGCATGGGTAGAAAGCCTTTGATGAGCGACTTTGCATCGACCGCCGTGCTGCCATCGAGCAGCTTCATGTTACTTATATCCGAGCCATTCTGCAAGCTCACGGATAGCTGTGCCTGCACGCGGTTAAGCTCAAAGTTCCTCTCCAGCTCGGCCCACTTGCGTGCCCCATTAATCGCCGCGGAGAGCAAGTCCGTAGTGCCGACGGTGAACGTCGCTGCATCGCGCTGCATGTATGCCGCGACCATCGCTTTCATTGTTCCGAATGTTGCCATATAAACGTGCGCGTGATCAAGTATGCGCGCCCCACCGGTTGGTTAGACCCCAGTGCCAGGGTGACGGTTCATGCCACCGTGAGGCTCACAGGCCGGAGCAGCCCCAGAGGCATACGGCTGGACAGTGTTAGTGTCCAACTGTGCCTTCGAGAACTTACCCTTGCCCTTGAGCATTTGGGTTTCACGAACGTCTTCACCAGAGTCGACAGTCGGCTCGTGGAGTAGGATGTCTTTCTTTCGGTCCATAGGTTTAGTTGTTACAGGCCTTTTAACTGGAAGTACATACCGTTAGGTGTCGCAGGCACGGAGATGTCCACCGGTGCGCTTGCACCACCAATAGTGTCGTACGCAAGCACCGAGCCGCCGTCAGAGGCTGGCAAAGCAAGGTACGCATACGAACCGTAACGCACCGCCGAGGCTTCTTCGATTAGTTGCAAACCGAAAGCTGTTGCCAGCATCCGGTTTGTTGTTCCGCCCCACGAGCCGCCGTGAACCTCTACAAGCTTCTGGCGCTTAACGCCGTCGGCTTCGTAGATATTACGGCTAGCTACAACCCGAACGTTTGCTCCAGTTAAGTCGGCCATAGGTTTAGTAGCCTTTCACCGTGATGTACATGCCACTTGGCGTGGTGTCGAGTGCCACATCTCCGACTGCACTTGAGGCCCCTGTGGAGTCAAACAAGTTCAGCCGTGTTCCGGCGCTGATGGGTGCCGCGACATACGCGTGCCCACCATAGATGCCAGGCGTTGCTTCTTCGATCACTTGGAGACCGAAGGCAGAGGCCGGCATGGTGTTCGTATCACCACCCCAGGTACCGCCGAAGACTTCCACCCGGCGCACCTTGCGGCGCTTCCCGGTGACGCTTCCCTCGGTCCACGAGGCGATTAAACGAACGTTAGCACTAGTAAGTGCAGCCATAGGTTAGGGAGTGTACGACGTCACGTTCTGGATGAACATGTGGGACTCCGGGAACCAGACTTCCAGCCCGGTCTCGGTGAACCACTCGTCCTTCCGGTAATCGGCGTCATTCGGTTGGCGGTTGGCCAGCAACGTGGTGTCACGGCCTACCAGGGGCCGGTAACGCAAGTTGCGGACGTCGAGGTACAGCGCAGCGAAGCGAAGGTTCGCATTCTGCGTGAACAGCGGGTGGGTCTTGTAGTAGATCGTGCCAAACGGGGTAAGATGGCCGACCACGTTCATACCGTAGGTGTCTTTGAACGGGATGTCAGTCATCAGCACCGCCTTGGAGCGGTACATTTGGTTGATCACCTTGAGGAACCCGCTGCCACACAGCACGAGCTTCTCGTTGCTGGTGTTGTTCGTGTATCGGAACAGACGTTCGAGGTAGGTGTCGTAGGTGTCCTCGTCCATCGTTCCGCCGGAGTTGGTGATAATGCGCTTATCGTCGTCACTGTCACTCGTCGCGGTCACGGTGCGGTAGTCACCCGCTTCCCATCGCTGGAGGTGGTAGATAACCCCGCCAGTGGTGGTAACAGGCAATCCTGCGCCGGTGGTAGGAGCAGCATCTCCCGCGGGCACGTATTTGTTCTTCGTGCCAAACAGGAAGGCTTTTTCCAACTCCTCCATGTGCGTCACCGCGTGCTCTTTCGCCTTGTCCTGGTAAGGACCGCTCTCGTCGAACTTGAGCGGAGTCTTCAGTGCCGTGCCGGTGAAGCTAAACGGCGTCCGGAAGATTTGCGTGTAGTTCGAAAACTCCACGGGCGAGTTGTAGATTTCAGACGACAGGTCGACCACGCCTTGGTTGAACGCAGAGCCGATGATGAGCACTTCACTCGGAGCCGCGATGCAGGTGGTAGCGTTGTTCGTCACGGAGGTGACTGTACCAGTGGCCCGGACGGTGATGTAGTCATCGCCGGTGGTGTTAACGGCGCTAACGACGCCAATCACATCCTTGGAGACCGCGTGATACTTGATCACGTGGCCAACACGGAAGATTGAGCCGTCGGCGACATACACCCGGTAGCTTGTGCCATCGGTCCAGTTGGAGCCAGTGGCAAAGTTCGCGCCACCGCTCGTCGTGAGTGGGCCGGCTGTTACACCGCCGCCAAGTCCGTTGTCAATCGGTAGCGTAGTCTGCGTGACGTGCCGCTTTTCCCAGTGAGAGAACTGCGGATCGTTGGTTTCCTCGCCGTCCATGATGGACAGCAAGCCAGTAAGAACGGCGGTGCCGTTCGGATACTGATACTGTACGCTGCGGCGGATGTTCTTGAACCGCGTTGCATCGTATGTCTCAGTCGAAACAAGGCCAAGAATAGCCATGTTGTCTTTCTGTGTTTGCTAGGAGTTGCCGAACAACTTACGTGCGAGAGACTCTTGCGCACTCATTGTCGTTCCGCGTTGCCCAGCGCCGGTTTGCCCTCCGGTGGAGACCGTGGACATACGTTGCGATGAAGCGGCCCGTGCCGCACCATTGCCACCAGCATTTGTTGCCCCTGTGGCAGCCGAGCCACCGGGAAGTTTAGCCACTACAGCCTTGAACTGGCCATAGACGGCTTTGAAAGCTTCGTCTTTCGAGTTGAATTTCACGCCCCGACCGTTCATGTCGTTGTAGATCATCTCTAACACCGGCTCGTAGCCCTTGGTGTCAGGGTAGGTCGTCATGAATTCGTCCTGCAACCGGGCCTTTTCTTGCTGGTAGGCGAGGTTGAGAACGGGGTGGAGCTGTTGTTGCAGAGCGGCGAGGTCGTTGCGCTTTAGGGCCTCGATCTGCACCGCGGCCATCGTCACAGCTTGCCGTGTCTTCGCCTCCAGCATTTCGTTCAACGCGGTTGCAAGCTCAGTGGCCTGCTCAGGCGTTGCGTCGATACCTAATGCCTTTGCCAGGCGCACGGCCACAGTGGGCGGGACGCTGTAGACATTCAGCATTTGGTTAATTTGCTCTTGTGAGAGTTGAGGCTGTGGCGTAGTCGCCTTGACAGCCTGTGAAACCGCTTCCGCGCTGGAGGTGCGGACGATTTCCCTCAGTTGCTCTGTGGTCAACGCACTGGCGCCCTGCTGCGTTTGGGCAGCACCACCGTCCTGCGTTGGCTGTTGCTGTACCTGCTGTGCCTGATCACTACCAGCGCCACCGAATATCTGTTGCGCTTGATCGCTACTCTGGCTAGCCCCGGTCGGTGCGGTGCTCGTCGATGTCTGCTGATCGTTCATGTTCTTGTTCTTTCGTTAGTTGCCTGATATACCGCTCGACCTCGGTGCTGAAAGCACTAAGTCCAACGATAAAGCCGAGTTCCTTCTCGCGTGCGAGAAATGTTGCGATGTCTTGTACGGCATACGATGGAAGGGCCGAGAGGCTTGTGAGCGCACGGGCGTTAAGTTTGTCCACTAACCATTTGACCACCGGGTCTGCCGCCAGGCCCCGGAGTCGCGCCAGCAATTCCCCCTTCGGTAGTGGGAAATGCTCCGCCTGTGAGTCCAGGTATGATAAGTCCTCCGCCACCGTTGGGCGGGCCTCCGACGCCGTTTCCGGATTTGTTAGGTTGTCCATTTTTCTGTCCGAGTAACCCCCATTGCTGCATTTGTGCTGCCAGCTCCTGCATACGGAGCTGGTCGATCTCGAACCGTTTGGGGTTCCTAATCCCGCGGAGTTCGAGCCATTCTGCAACGAGTTTACGAATGTCGTAACCAAGGACGGGTACGATCTGTGGATTCATAAACATTGCCTGGAGGAATTCTTGCAGTGCGGCAGCCTGCTCCGCACGTTCCATCGGCAGCGTGCCGTCGAAGACCTCGAAGTCGTAGTCGCCGACGAGGTCGTCTTTGGTGACCTTGGTGAACTGGGCGTAGTCTGCCGGGTTGGCGTTTTCGCCAATCACACGCACGAAGGTCTCGACGTCAAGGCCTTGTTGGAGGTTGGAGAGCATCTTACGTGCAAGAGGCTCCAACGTTTGACGAAAGAGCATGAGGGCGGTGACCTTCAGTCTCGCTGCGGTGGCGCTGTTCACGTTCCGGGCTTCTGTGGCTGAGCGGCGGCCAACGTGGTATTGGCCTAACGCGTTGTCGTTGATGCCGGTTGTGAGCTGGACGACACTCTGCAAGTCCTGTGCGTCCTTCATGTGGTTCGCGGTGACGTCGACGACTTGCAGCTGCTTCACCCATTTGTCAACACCGGTGCGGGCAGCGTCAGGGCGGAGCCGGATGACCGGGCGACGTTCGGTAAGATCTTTCATTTCGATACCGGACGGATCGACAATCAGCTTGTCGCCGATGACCTTACGCACGTTGGTGATGTGGGAGTTGATCAGCCACGAGATCACATCCTGTAAGCGGTCCATACTGTCCGCCAAGCCCTCGTTGATGAGGTTAAGCATGTCGGGGGAGTACTCGCCGATGTCATAGGTGTAGAGGTCGTGCTTATAGCCCAGGGGTTCGGCCTTGACGATTCGGGTGTCATTGACATACCAGATGTTCCAGCGGACTGGGTAATCCTCCGGCCCCATTGGTTCGCCATTGATCTTGAACATCGACGGGACCAGCGAGACTTGCACTTCTGTCAAAATGGCTGCACCGACGGTTTGTGCTGAGCCAGTGGCCATGCGGCCTGGACCCATCGGCGCACGCTCGGTCTGACGGATGAGTCTCCGGCGCAGAGCGAATACATCCGCTTTCTGCGGTTTTACCCACTGGATGCCAGACACATCACCATTCTTCTCCATTTGACGTAGGTGGCTCAGCGAGTACATATCCTCGCTGGCGACGAACTCGCCCTCTTGGAAGCGGTAGAGTGGCAGGCGCACGTCGGGGAAAAAGGAGTATGGGCTGACGTTAATCAGCTTGTTGCCGAGGTATCGCACGACCTCGGCCATCTCGGTGGTGGTACGAGGCGCACCGAGCGGGATGCCGAAGATGGAGGGTGCGGGGATGGTGGTCGTACGCTCCTGGGTGTAGACGTCCCTGTGCCAGGCGGATTTGATGATACCGATGCCAAAGCGCCCGACGTCGAGGAGGAATTGGTAGAGCTTTACAGGGAAGCAGTTGTACGTCAGGTCACGGTCGATCAGGGCTTCACCAATCTTTGCCGCTCGGTGGTCTTCTTCGCCCGTTCCGATAAGCTCGAACACACGCTCGCGCTGGGTGTAAAGCGCGGTGCAAAAGGCAATGAAGGTTTGAACTTGACTGTAAGTAAGCGGCACGACCATCTTCTCTGGCTCGTTGCGGTTGCGCGCATTGACGTCCTCCTTGTCTGGTCGCTTGAGTCCACGGTAGACATCATCGTTGTGGTCCCAGATGTCGTAGTACTGAATCATGTAATGCCGGGACATGTCGACAAGGCCCTTAACGTGGAGAAAGAGCTGCTGGTGGAAGTCGCCCGGCTGTGCTTCATTTAACGCTATCTTGATTGCTTCGTCCATAGTAGGGTTTTATGTCAGAACCAGACTAGAAATCGCAGAAGGCCAGGCGTGTGCCATAGACATGCTGGATGTCCAACGGGAGTTTATCGAGGTACGCTTTCAGCTCATGGAAGTCGCTGTGGCACCTCGGGTCGATGTCGTCGACGTTCGGGTGGTAGTCGTGCCACACGATGGTCCCGCCTGGTGGGGTGCTTACCATGAAGTGAAACACGGCTTTCCGAGTGTCGGCCTCCACGCCAGCTCGGGTGTGGTCGCCGTCGATGTAGATGAAGGTGGTGTCATACGGAATGATGAAGTCGTTGCCGACGCGATGCAGGCTGACGTTACGTAAACCGATAGCCTCCTCGCAGCAGGCGACGTTTGTCTCGTGGTATGTCGACTGGCCAGCAGGGAGGTCGACGGCATAGACAGTCCGGTGGGGGAATTCCGTAGCGAGGTACTTCGTCGTGCGGCCCTTCCAGACACCGATCTCAACAATCGAGCCGATGGACTGGCTGGCTTTCCACACGAGCCAGGCGACCTCGTGAGGCATGGTGCCCCATTCTGGCCCGAAGCCGCAACCGTACGCTGAGATTGGGTATTCAACCGTGCGCATATTCAGGGTCGTTAATTAGGCTTAGCCAGCGGTCACTCCAGAAGGGGTAGACGTCGCCACCGAAGGCCGCTTCGAGGGAGTAGATTGACAGCCGCGGAACAAGGCAGCTTTCACCTTCTTGGTGGAGGTGGACGTTCTGTGGATACAGCCACTCTTCCTCGATTGTGAAGGTCCGGCGCAGCGTGGGGAGCACGACTCTCGATGCGTCTGGCATGTTTATGAGCACTATACAACGCGCTCCAGTGGCAACCGCCACGTGCATCGGGCCACTCATGATGCCCACGAACCAGGAGCAGGTCTGCATGAACTCGATGAGGTTGCTCACGGTCGTGGCGGGGAAGTATGTCACGCCGGGAATGTTGCTCGACTTCTGCCCGACCTCGAAGAATTCAAACTCAGGGTGTGCGGCCACAAACTTCGCCAGCATTGCGAGGGTGTGGTCATACACCTCTCTTGGGTGCGGGTGCCACTGCTTTTGATGTTCGTGATGCTGACCGTTTGGCTCGAAGTGGAAGCAAACGCGGTTCTTACGCTTGGGAGCTTTGACGACCAAGTGGCCAACGGGCTTGACCGGCACAGGGATTCCGAAGGCCCGGCAGTATTGCTGGATAACATGGCCGTTACCACAGTCAAAACGCTCATACAGCAGCGGGCCATCGACGAGAAACGGCTTCCCGAGAATCCAGCCTTTGTCGTAGTGATGGGAGTTCGGGCAGTAACGCATTACCTCCTGGAAGCTTGGCGCACCGCTCCAAACCTCGATGTCGCGACCGTGCATCACGGCTTGGCCACGGACGCCTGACAGGGTCACAGAGTCGCCCAGGCCACGGGCGGCGAGGGTGAGTACCATATCTGGCAGCCAGGCTGGCGGTAACGGGCGCAACTTCGAGGTGACGTTGGCATACGCTGAGCGGATAGCTGTTTCGATGGCGCTATCTGTCAGCTGACGTGAAAGCCGCGGCCGTTTTGGCTGTGAGCCGGCGACGGTAGCCAGCCCTTTGTGCTCATACGGCAGCGTCTGACACGATTGCTTCTGACGTTTCATGTTATTTGCCTACGGCGGCCCGAACTGCAGCACCGACCACGGCGCTAAGGACGTCGTTGATGTTTGTAGCTGTGGATTGTTGGTCGAGACTCGCGATACCGGTGGACTGCGCAGCGATACCGTTTGTGCGTGTGGTCTGGTGCACAAGGAGTCTCGTTATTTCGCTCTTGCTGTCGAAAAGGGTACTGATACGGACGGTAATTGTCACCGGCTTGCCGACATTGTCCACGGCCTCAGTGCGGGAGTAGAAGCTTGAACAGCCGCAGCACATCACAGCGAGCCAAAGGGCCATGACGCCAACGATGAAAAGGTAGATAGCGGTACGCAGGTCGCACTTTGGGCTTGTGGTGGAGTTCATATCGGGAGTTTTGTGAAGCGTTGCGTGTCACCGTTCATTTTGTCTGCGTGCCGTTGGACCGTGCCGTCGTAGAAGGCGCGGAGAGCCACAGCTGCGCCGGAGATACCGAGCAGTAGGGCCAGCGCCAGACGTGGGAGCGTTGGCCACGTATCCTTTTCGAGGAAGGGTTGCACTACGTTGAGCAGCGGTGGGAGGAAGCCCAGCACGACGTACAACACCGCCCGCCATATTACGGGCGACCAGGCACTGGCACGGGATAGGATGAAGCTCACGGTCTGCCTTTCTCGTTTAACCGACGCAGCACTTCGTCGAGTTTGGTGTTGAGGACATCGAGTTTACCCTCCAGCTTCAGGATGTCCTCACGGTTCGCCTGAATCTGTGCCGCCATCGTCTTGCCGTCGGCACGTAACTGAGTAATGGCGCCGGCATTCGTTACGATCTGATTCGCCCCAGTCCCCACGGCGGCGATGGTCACAAGCAACGCGATAATGACCTTGATCGTTTCGGCCCAGCGTTTGACCGTGCCAAGCCCATTGCCCTTCTCTACCCTGTCTGTGTTATCGGTGTTCATTGAACGCACTCGGTATAGCCCTGGTTGAGTTGTAGTGAGTTGGCCCCAGTTGCGGACCATTCACAGGTGACTGTGAAAGTGTTCGTTGTGGTGGTATCAATAGATACCGGAGCGGTCAAAGCGTCCATGTTCACCGTCGAATCTTGAATGAGGCGAGCGCGGGCAGTCAACGTGCCACCCGCACCGATAGAAAGGATGGTTGCCGTGAACTGCACTTCCCAAGGTTTGGCTGTGGAATTGCCAGCCGTTGAAGTTGTCGTTACCAAGGTTGTCGCGCCTTTCTTCAGTCGCAAAGTAAAGGTCTGCGGATTGTTCAGCCAGTAGACCCCTCCGAGTTTCGGCACGATAACCTTGCCAGCCGTCAAATAGTTCGTGGCCATCTCAATTGAGTAGATCGTGGTTTCCGTCACAGTATTGGACACGGTAACGGGCGTGACAACGATGTCCTGGTTGAG